GCCGATGTTGGACGAGCTGGAGGTCAACCCGTACAGGTGCATCTCGGCGCCTTCGACGTAACCCGAGATCGCCAGGTGCTCGGCGTCGGAAAGGACGCGGCTGGCGCAGAAGGTGACGGCGTACCAGCCGCGCCCGTCGAGCCGCGCCACGGCGGCCACCGGGGTCTCGGCCGCGACGCCCGCCCCCGTTCGCTCGGCCAGCGCGGCGGTCATCTTCATCTGCACCGACAGGTCCTGGCCTGCGGCGGGCGCCTGCAGATAACCCACGCTGGAAGTGGCGCCGGTGGTCGCGCTGGTGATCTTGAACTGCTCGCCGGTCCACACGCAGGTCGCGTTGATCGGCGGGACGTGGGCGGCCAATGCGGCGGTGACGCGCGAGGCGACGCCGTTGAGGTTGGTCGCCAAGCTGAGATCAATCCCGGTGACGTCGGTCGGCGCGCCGCCGTCGACGCTGACCTTGAAGGCGCCGGTGGTGACGCTCGTCCATTTCGACAGGATCTGATCCGAATTCCCGAGGAAGCCGCCCGCCAGAACGCCGCTCGTCGCGGTGCGGGCCCAGCGCCCGATGTAGAGCGTGGTCGGCTGCGGTCGCTGCGAGAAGAACAGGCTGGCGCCGAGGTACTCGGGGGCGGTGGTGCCGAAATCGGCGGCCACGTCTTCCAGCCGGTTGTACTCGCGGATTGCCTCGCCCGTGTCGACGACGTTGCTGTCGCCGAGGATCAGTAAGGTGTCGAAGTTGAGGAGCGGCGCCGCCAGCGGGGCGAAGCTGACCTGCACGTCGACGACTCGCGATACGGATAGGCCCTGTGGCATGGTGGTGCTCCTATCGGATGGACTGGTGGCGACGACCTCGGAAACCATCGCGGCGTTGCGGAATTGGATACCGCTGCCGTCGTTCAGCCCCTGGTAAACCCACTGGTCGCCGCTGAATAAGTGAACTTCAACGGCATTGATCGGCAGGGTTGTGACGAAGTGGAGTTGTGCCTTCCAGAACCCGTCGCCCATCGCTGCGACGGTCTGGTAGCGAACGCTTATCCCGTCTCCCCACGCGGCGGCTTCTTGCAGGGAGCCGTCCGGGTTGACGACAATATCTACGCCGTAGATCGAGTCCGGCCCGTCGAACTGGGTGACATCGAGGCACCCGCCGCGCGGGTGCGGGCCGATGCCCCGGTACTCGAAGGACAGGCAATAGTACCCCGGCAGGATCGAGATACTGTCTCGCAGGAGATGCCCGTCAGGGTGGTTGGTGCCGTCTTCCGTGACGGTATAGGGGTTGCCCGAGCCGCTGAATGCGACGGCGGTCCGCAGCACCCAGGTGTTCGGCAACAGGTTCATGGCGTGATGAACTCGGTCGTGATGATGCGCTTATCGCCTGGCGGCTGGGCGCTGATGATGCCCTGCGCCCGCAGGATGGTGCGCACCGGGTAGTTCAATCTGATCTCGCGCCGCAGGATCACGCTCATGTCGTTGCGCGGCCACCAGCGGTTGGCGAAGTATTCCGGCGCCGACTGGATGTCCTGGATCTCGACCAGCCCGACTGCGGCGGCGCGGCAGGCGGCGCGGTTCTGGTCGATAAAGAACCCGCGCCGCAGATAGCTGGCGTATTGCTCGGAGTGCGGCCCGTAGAAGCTGCACAGCACCTCGTTGATCTCGTGTTCTTGCAGCGCGTCGTACCCGTCGCCCTCGTCGACGTGCTCGATGTGCGGGGTGAAGTCGTTGCGCTTTCGGATGACCCCGAAGGCTAGCCAGTCCTCGTCGATCTCCGGCCGGTTGGGCGGCTCCAACTGCCAGCGCGGGCGCACCATGTCGGATGGCAGACCGCAGATGCCCGCGAAGACGTCATGCAGCCAGTTGTCCCAGTCGTCGTCTTCGAGCGGCAGACGGACCGGATCGCTCATCCGACCGCGTTGGCCCGGCGGCGGACGGCCTGGTGGCGCGCCCCCGGCGGCCGCCCCACGACCGGGTTCTCCGCGCCGATGATGGCGGGCAGCTCGGCGCCGCCCAGCACGTCGCGCAACTGCTGCGCCACCTCGGCGTGCAGCGCCGACAGGTACTCGTGCTCGGTCGGCTCGCTCGACCCGCGCTGTTCGGCGGCGGGCGGCTGGCCGGTGCGGCGCCCGTTCCGGGCCGGCGCGGCGGCCTGATCAGACTCCGGCGGGCGGTGCTCGGCGTAGTGGTCCGCCAGGTCCTGGTGGTACTGGGCGTTGTTCGCTATCGCGACCCGGTTGTGCGCTCTCATCGTTCGGTTCCTCCAACGGGTTGACCACCAGTACGCCGATCGGCAGGAGATACCCGGCCTCGGTGCTGTCTTTTGCGAGGCCGGGCATGTCGCTGGCGCCGCTTAGGAGCGGCTACGCGGTGTCGGGGTTTCCGGCAGCGTGTTGTCGGGGCGAGCGGGCGGGCCGCTCGGCAGCTCGTTGTCGATCACCAGCGACGGGTCGACGCAGATGTAGCGCCAGCCGTAACCGGGGATGCCGGCGACGATCCAGAAGGTGCCGCCGCTACCCGGCAGCGTGTTGTCGGGACGTGCTGGCGATCCAGGCAAAGAGTGGTCGGGACCCGGCTGACTGCCCGGCAGCGTGTTGTCGGGACGCCCGCCGCTACCGCCGGGCAGACCCTGGCTGGGGCGCGGCGGCCGTCCGACCGGCGGCCAGATGGTGCCGGGCGGGGTACCGGGAGGCGCGGGGACGATCGGATGGCTGACTACCGGCGGCGGGAATACCCCCGGCGGCGGGTACGGCAAGGTGTTGTCGATCTCACCGCCGCCCGGCAGACCATGGCTGGGATAGCCGCCGCCCGGCAGACCCTGATCGGGATGACCGCCCGAGGGGTGGTCGTATCCAGGATCGGCGCCGCCGCCGATATTGCCGAAGCCGGGGTCGGTGATCCTGCGCACTCGGATAGGCGCGCTGCTTATTGCGACATATGGCATGTGACTCTCCTCATTGCGGTGGGCTTGGGGTCGCGAGGATCGAAGACGCCTCGGCGACGATAAAGCCGGCGCCGTACTGGCTGTAGTCCTCGACCCGGCTGATAACGTACTCCGTCCCCCGATACAGGATGAGGTCGGGCTGATGGCCCGGGCTGGCCTGCTGCAGCCGGTAGGTCGTGACGATGGTCAGGGTCTTGCGCCCCGCTTCGAAGTCGGCCATGCGCACGAGGCTGTTGTCGCCCGTGGGGTAGATCGTGCCGCGCGCCGAGGCGACGACCTGGCTGGTGGCGCTGCGCCCGTGATGATCGAGCGTCTCGGGCCGCCGCAGCACGTCGAAGCGGTCGGAGAACTCGTCGCACAGCGGGATGTCGCTTACATCTAAGCTGGCCATTTCTGGTGCTCCAACAGAGCCGCCGCCATTTCCAGCATTTCGGCGTCGCTCCACGAGCCCTTGAACATATTGAGCCCGTGACAAATCAATCGCGTGTTCTCGGCGGTGTATCCGAGGGCGCGGTCTATTCGATCAAGCGCCATCGCATTGAGGCGAGCTGGCACGCCTGACGCCCAGACCATCTGAATGCCGGATAGGGAACATTTCCCACCGTTGCGGTGCCACAGCGCTACAAGTTCTGCCTGGGTGACGGGGTTTTCGGTCGGGTGCCTAATCAGCGCCTCGCGAAGGGCTTTGCTCAATGCGAGATTGGGCGCGGCCTTATTCCACCGCTTCGCTCGCTCCGCATTGTAGGCTTTGAAGGTTGGCGATTGCCGAACAGCCTTGCCGCTAGGACCTTTCCAATAGCTCTTGGTGTATTGGGCGGACCGCGCCTTACCCTCTGGCCCGGCGCGTCGCGCTTTCTCCCGCTCGTAAATGCAGACGACGCATCCTTTGCTTTTCACATATCGGTCGGCGACATGACCTGCCCGACACGGCCTACCGCCGGAATAGCGGGGGAGGCCGAGCGCTCTCGCCTCATCAAGCGTCGCCATCGCGGTTCGCCGTCAGCTCTTTGACGCTCCACATGCAGGATGCTTCTAAGCTGGTCAGTGCCAGTGCGCGGTAACGACCCGGCGGTAGCTTGTCGATCAGCTTCTCGACCGCCTCATATGCCGCCTTCAGGGCGTCGTGCGCTTCGCACTCGGCGATCGACAGCGCCCTGTAGCGCGGGCGGAAGCGTGATAGGGGCTCGGCCTCGTCGGTGCTCTGGCGGGCGTCAGGCGCGCCCTCATACACGTTTGCCATCTATGCCTCGGGTGGGGGCGGCTCTGGGGGATCGCCTTCGAAGGACAGCTCGGGATGCGCCTGCGCCCATTCGTTGAAGCCGTTGAGCAACGAGGGCGAAACCGCGAACCGCGCGGATAAAGGGCGGGTGGCGCCGTTGTTGGTTGCCAGCCAGGTCAGGAAGTCGGGAAAGGAGCCCCGCCACAGATCGGGCACAAAAATGGCGGGGTCGATAAAAATCACCCATTGCGGCGACAGGATCGGCGCGGTGTCGGCGGGTATCAGCGGCAAGCTCCCCATGACCGAAGGCACCGGCTCGCTGGCGCCGGTCTCGTCGATCGTCCAGCCCAGGATCGGGTTGTCATAGAGGCGTGCCCAGGCTTTGCCGGTCCCGTCGTACTCGATCGAGACCATGACGCTGCCGGGGCCGGCGGCGACGGTTCCCATGTCATTTCTCCCGTATGGCTGGCGGCTCGCCGGTAAAGGTCAGGTCGGGATGCTGCGCGGCCCAGTCGGCGTAGCCGTTGAACAGCGGGCGCGACAGCCCGAGCATCGAGCCGATCGGACGGCGCGCCCCGTTATTCGTCGCCAGCCACGTCAGGAAGTCGCCGAGCGTCAGCCGCGCGATGTCCGGGACGAAGATGATCGGGTCGGCAAACTTGGCCCATTGCGGCGAGATGACCGGCGCGGTTTCGGGGGCGGCGGCGGCCAGCGATCCGAGGATCAGGGGAAACGGCCGGTGCGCCCCGGTGACCTGCGGCGGCGGTCCCGATCCTCCGGCCAGCGGGTCGGTGATCATATCGCCGATTGAGGCTTCCGGCGGGTTGTCGACTGCTGCGGTGTCCACCAGCCAGCCCAGGCAGTGATTGTCCCAGACCCGGCACCACGACAGGCCGTCAGGGGCGTACTCGACATTCAGGATGATGATCTCGCCTACGGCGGGGATCGCGACAGTCGGCATTCATTCGTCCCGTATAATATACGTCACGGCGCGTAAAAGAGCGCCCGTGTCGTACAGCGGCGTCACGTCGGCGGCGGTCTGGGCCTTGCGGCGGTAGCTCGCCCCTGGTGTGCGGGTGCGGCGGCGGCGCACGGTCTCGGGCTTCAGCGGCGGCGGAATGCCCGCCTGGATCGTCAGCTTGATGCGGTCGGCAGCCACCGTCCCGGCGCTCACCAGCGCGGCGTTCATCGCCGTCTCATTGCCCGCCAGAGCTGCCTCAGCCGCTGCCCGCAGGTACTTGTCGATCTCCTGGCGAGCGGCTGCAATACCCGGCTCCATAAAGGGGCGCGCCGGGATGTTGCGTAGCGGCGAACCGTAGTTGTGGATGTACGCCAGTGCGGCATTGCCGATGTCTCCATCGGAGCGTGGATCGTTCTCTTGCGGGATACCCACCAGCACCCGCCGCTTCGACAGGCGGCGGATCGTGCGGGAGATGTCGGCGGGATCGGCCATCGCAAAAGTCCAAATTTGGATCGTTGGATTAGGGCTTCGCCCCCGGCATCAGGCGGTTTTCGATCAGACTGCGAAGATGGGCGATCTCGGTCTCATTGCGGTCGAACCGCGCCGCCATGATCGCCAGCGTGTGGCTGTTCTTCCAAGCGAGGGTGACCAGGGCGCCGAGGAGAAGCGGGATCAGGGCGATCGACGCCTTGAACAGCCAATCCGTGGCCAGGCAGGCAGTTTCCACTGGCCACCCCCGTTTCGTGCTGGCGACAATAGCGATCAGGCGGCAGCAAGCCGTGCAGCTCACATCGCTGGAAGCACGGGCAAACCCTCGGGCTGGTCACTCCCGCGCCAGGGGGTCCGGCGGCGGCACCGCCATCGTGCCCGCGTCGCCGATCATCACCTCGATGCGCTCGATCTGCATCCGCAACTCGACGCTCATCCAGCGCAACCCGATCTCGTGCTTTAGCAGGACAATGAGGGCGCGGGTCTCGTCCTCCAGCTCCTCGCCATAATCCTGCGCCTGCAGGAGCGGCAGGACCGCGCTCACGGCGGCGGCGCGTTCTTGTACAGCTCCTCCTCGTCGACCGGCGGCGGGGTGAAGCCCCGCTTGCTGTCGTTGACCGCGATGGTGAGGCGCCGCAGTAGGTTGGCGGCGATCTGCATGTGCGGGATATCGCCCCGCGTGCCGCCCTCCAGATGCTCCCGCAGGCTGTCGATCAGATCGTCATCCAGCATCACTGCGCGTTTCATGGTGCCTCCTTGGTCCCCGAGATCGGCAGCGGGTGCGCCTCGTTGCCCTGCTTGTACGCCAGGTCGCGCCTTAAAGCGGCGGGCAGTCCGCGCTGGTACTCGTCCCATATTTCGCTCAGGGTTCGTTCGTCTGCCTCGTCGAGTTGTTTCACATGGAACACCCCGTCCTGCTTGGCCCGCTTGCCGGTCACGAACGACGGCAGATAGTCGCGGTAGATCGAGGGCGACAGCATCCCGTGGCGTCGGAAGACCACGAACCAGCGGTCGGCCATCAGCCAAACCAGCCCGGATAGGGCGGCGGACCCGGCCAGGCGGTGCCGAAGGGCGCCGGGCTCACCGCGCCGATCTGGTAGGGGCCCATGCCGAACAGCCGGGCGAGGTGGATGAATTGCCGCCCGTAGATCGTC